AATCTTTAGCCGCGTCTAGGTTATCAAATCCAATAAAATCTGGGTCTAAATTTGTTTGTACCCAAGTAGTTAAATCACGCATGTCTTTCTTTTTTATGGGTGACTGCTTCATCATTTCTATAACTGTGTCACTCATCATGGTACTGAAGTCAGAACCTTCAGGACTCATAGACATAAACACTCCCTTTACAGGTGTGTCATCTTTCCCTAATTCCTTGGCTTTCTTGGCTGTTTTTTGCATTTCACTTTCTATAGAAGCAAACGATCCTGTATCAGGGTATCTCATAAAGCCCCTGCCTCCATGAAGCTCTACAGGCACCTCAAAGTCGTAATCTCTGGCCCCACCTCTAATACCCGTAATAACTTTACCAGCATCTGTTCTATCGGCTACAAGTGCTACAAGTTGTGATTTTTCAAGCTGCTCAATGTTTAACGGTTTTTTAGGAAGCAGTAATCCCTGATCTGTAGATTCTACTTCTATATCTGGAACGTAGTTGGGCGCTTTATTCTTATAGAATCCTCTAGCACTACCTGTCTGACGAATTGGGTCTAAGTCTTCCTTAGTAGCCTTCTTACCCGCAAAGATATTACCGCCCATAGACCCTACGGTATTAGGATCATACTCTGGCATAGCGTCTATGATTTTATTGGCTCTGTCAGCCGCCATACGCGCACCATACATAAGAGCCTTCTGTGCAGCGTCACCAGCCCCCGGAACTAAACCAACAATAGTACCAACGGCTCCTAGACCGCCTAGCGCACCAATCAGGTAATAGTTAGGGTTTTCCTTATCTAGTTCTTCCCCAATCATCTGAACGGTTTCGTAACCGCCTTTGATGTCTCCTATGATAGGGGTGAAGTCTAAGGCTACATTGCCTACGTCTTTCCAAGTAATCTCTGGAACGTCTACTGCCAGTTTTTCTGCTTCTTGGGCTGCTGTCTCAGCAGTAAATCCCATGAAAGCATCTTCAGTTTCAGCTTCAGCACCACCGCCAAATAAACGCTCATAAATGCCCATTACTTAGAACCTTCCAATACTTCTTCTCGCAGGGTCTTGAACCTACGAAGTTCTGCGATTCTGCCTTGCATGGCGCGTACAGCTTCTATCGTCTGTGCTTGTTCCAAGGCGTTGTGTAGAGAGGGTATTCGAGCTTCAGCGTACTGCATGAGAAGCTCCATACTCGTTTTATCGTTCACCAATGGAAGTAGTGAACGGTATAAGTCTTTATCCATTATTGCATTGCCCCATTAGGTGGTACTTGTTGACCTTGCTGAGGTGGTACGTTGCCGCCGTTGGCTCCACCACCAGCACCTGTAAATCCTGCTGCATCTGGCTCTGGTGCGGCCCCTGCACCTATATTGCCGCCACCATTACCTGTTGGATCAGATACTGGGGGTGGACCGCCTTGTGGTTGTTGCCCTTGGGGTGGGGCTGGTTGCTCAGGCATAAGCGCCTGTATCTCAGCCATCATTTTTTGTTGGAGTGCCGCTTCTCTTGGATCGTTGAGTATCTTCTCTTCATCCAAGTCCATAGAAGCCGCCAACTCACGTAGAATGTAATCATATTTCACAAACGGAGCCATTGCGGGGTTAGCCGTCATTTGCATAAACTGAAGCAAACGCTGACTGCGTACTTCATTCCGCATCAGGCTTTCTGTTCCTCTGGCTTTTACTTCCAAGTCTCCAATAAACTCTTCATCGAAGTTGAACTGCATATTGAATGCAAACAATGACTTACCTAGCGGAGCTAACAGATAGTCATCGATGTTACGGACTACTGCCTTAATATTCTGTGCAGCAGCACCAAGCATCATACTCATACCCGCAGCAGTTCTACCAATGCCCCCAACTGCACCAGAACCATGCGTATAGGAAGGTATCCCTGTAGCCTCATCCGCAAGTTGTCTGCTCTTGTCGAACATCATCAGTAACTCTTGGGAAACATTGGGAAATTTGGTGCCGAAGATGGCCTGTCCGGGTGCCCCTGCCTGTCTGCGGAACACTTTGCCCGGATACACAGACATATCCTGCCCCGGAACTAAGTTAGTCTCATCTACCTCTATGAGTAGGTTTCCACTCAATGCGCCATTATCTACAGCCATTCGCATAAAGCCGTTCATCAATAATTGCGTATCGGTCATATTTTCCGCTACACCTATACCAAAGAATGAATACGGGTTTAATTCGTATGGTACGGCTAGATACGGAATGCGGGTGGGAGTAAACGGATTCAGTACCAGACGTAGGATTTGACCATTACAAACCCAGATATTGACCTGTACTTCGTCTTGATCTTCTAATTCACGCGGTATTTCAATGTCAGCTTCCTCAGCCAACTCTGTATCTAGGATACCCCAGTACTCTAAGACCTCATATCGGTCCATAGCGCCGTTATTGGAGTCATCCTCTAGGGTATCTTCCCAGTACTCACGTATATAGTCAGAACCAGCTTCTACAGCTAATTCAATACTTTCAGTACGGAAATGAGGACGCTTTTTTAGGCTGCGTAGCTGAGAGCGGTTTAATCTGTGGCGTTGAATAGAATATTCGGCCTCAGTCATGTTTCTAGCGTCTGGATCAGGGTAGAAATCCCATATACTGACGTATTCCACTTTAGGGATCGTCTCAAACATAGGATCGTAGTTACCGTCCTTATCCCAGCGCGGATATTCCTTGTCTTGGGCAAATGGACCCTTCATTACGCCAGTACCAAAGAGTACAGCCTCAAATGAAGTAGATCGTAGGTGTTTCTGCGCGTCAGTCTCATCCAACTGATCGTGCATCTTCTTTTCCATCTTCATGGCAGCTACTTTGGCGGGTTCAAACGTGATTGCGCCCTCAATAGCACTTGCACCAAGCTGTAAATCATCCTGAACAGGGGCAAGTTTCTCTTTAAACAGCCCTAAGTCTTTGGCAATCTCTGGACGGACAATAGATTCCGGCACATCGTAGGATACACCGACTTTATCCTTAACTTTTTCACTCGTAAGTGCGTTAGGATTGTACGAAACGGCTTCTGCTACGTTTTTAGGGAACTTACTGGCCTCAATACCCAGTGGAAACTTTGATCCGGCGTATAATACGTCCACTAACTGGGCAAATGCCGCCAGAACCTTGGTTTTAGTGATCTTAACGAATGCTTTTGACTTTTCAGTGTCCGTAAATTGTACTTCAGACGAATATAAACCGCGATAATTGCGATATGCGTCCAGCCAACGGTCCTCATCAGTAAATCGTGCGTCTTTTGCACGGGTAAACTGCGAATTTACAAAGGCGACTGCCCCAGAATACGTGATGTTTTCCTCTTCTACGTTGCCATCTTCTTCCAAGGCCACCGTTTCAGCGGATTCATTCATATCTTCAGGGGTAGGTTTATCCATTAAAGCCATATTTAATACCCAAATGTTGCGTCAGCGGGTTGCCAACTCTGTTGTGGAACGCCTTTACCCCAATCGAAGGGCGAAAAGGCTCTAGGTCTACTCATAACTGCGTACCTTACGCTGTCGTATGCGTGGTCAGTGGCATATCGGGGGTCAATATCGTCTGTACCTCTTGGGTCTGACGGTAGTACGGGCAAATCTGCAATGATCTGTCTGCACGTATTGAAGAATTGTATCCCCGGAAGTTCAGTTACTTCGTCAACCTTTAAAACTTCGTGTAGTCTGTTCTTTCCTGCTATACGTGCGCCATTGGTTCGGTCACTTGGACGCCACCTACAGCCCAGAGCAATCATCTCTTCGGCTATAGAAGGACCAATCTGTCCTCGATTATGCCAACAACTGGAGTCGAGTACTCCGTATTGCATTTTCTCTGAGCCTTCAGCTTCAAGTACGGCTCTTGCTAAGTCTCTGCCTGTGTGTTTACTCAGGTATAATTCCCTGTAGTTGATCAATGTGCCGTAGCTGGGATCAATAGCAAACCAATGAACAGCAGAATAAGAAGAATATCCATAATCGCATGACCTAAATCGTACCCACTCACTTGGAATATCGTAGGGTTCAATGACATGCACATTGGGTCTGAACTCTGAAAACGCGGCTCCGTCTGCCACGCCCCAGTCTCCTTCCAACAACTGCCTTCTTTGCATCTCCGGCAATGATAACAAGTTTGCTTCATACGCACCGTCCTCAGTTAAATATGGATTGTCGTAGAGTGATGCTGGAATAAATCGTCTATGGAACAGAGGTTCTCCGGCCCTAGCGTGGCCTTCTGGGTAAACTAAATCATTACCGCTATCTAAATCCTTAGCAATAAACTTTTTATTGGCGGGTGCTGGGTCAATAAACATCTTCTTAACCCAACCATGCCCCGGACCTCCGGGGTTCGTAGTGCCTCGCATGTATATCGGCAAAGTCTGGTCAGTTGTACGAAGTCGTGATCTCATGTATGTCCAAGCGAATGGACTGGCATATTGGGTTAGTTCGTCGAACGCAATGTACGTGAATGCCTGACCTTGGTATCGTAAAACGTCTTGATCCCTTTCGAGGTAGGTGAGCCAGAGTTTTGCTCCTGACGGGAACGTCCACTGTGATTTCTTCTCTTGCCACTTTGCTCCTTGAAATGCTTTGGGGTACAGTTCCTGCGATTTCCATAGGAGTTCTCTGAGTTCGTCATTCGTGCGCCTTAATATGATCCCGTTGAAGTTAGGGTTATCAAAATAGCGCATTGGGTCTGCAAGTAGTCCGTAACTCTTACCCCCTCCGGCTGCTCCCCCATATAATACTTCTTGTTCTGAAGCGGCCAAAAACTCTGTTTGGGGTCCGGCGTTTGGTGCAAATACTACTTCCTTCTTTTGTCTCTCACTCTCAATCACAGAGAAGTCGAGATTAGCAGTCTCCAACTCTTGAGTTGGCTGTAGTTCCTCTAGCTTCTTCTTAGCTACTGTAAGGCGTCTCTTAGCGTCAGACTGTTTGCGTTTAGCTGCACTGAGCTTCTTATCAGCGGCTGTCTTAGGCTTACGCTTACGGTTAGCCTTCTCTAATTCTTTTAATCTCTTAGAAGGATTGTCAGAGTCTTTGCCCCGTCTGTCCTTCCATATATGAATAAGACCTTGATGACTTATCTTGTCACCAGTCTTATCCGCTAACCACTCAGCGGTCTTACGGCTGGAATGACCATCCTCTAAGTAGTCCAATGCCTCTTCTACTAGTATCGCTTTCTCTTGGTCAGCAACCAATATAAGCGGATCATCTTCTGATGGCTTGTAGGCGTAGGGTATCTTAGCAGTTTTGTTTGGTCTGGCTTTGTCTAACCAAATACTCAATCTTCACTCTTCGGTGGCAATATAAACATTGCCCCGCCTGTGTTTTTAACTTCGACTTGCTCTTTCTTGATCAGACCTGTGCGGTCCAATACTTCACGGGCTGCTGCTACAGTGTTTCTAGCTCCCATAGCACTGGGATCATTAAGAACATCAATCATGCCCCAAGCAGCTTTTGGAGCGTTCATAGCGAGTGTCATTGAGGCTTTATCGTTGATCTCTTCACGTAAGGAAGATACTACGGATGATATGCTGGTTTCCTTAGAATACCCAGCCGCATCCATTGCTAAACGTAGATTACCTCGACACTCTTCAGACATCAAGGCTTCCAAGAACATTAATTGCTTATCTGTGTATTTTTTATCGTCCATGATCTACCTCAGAAATACAAAGGCTAGGCCAACTGCGCCTGTAGCCACCATCCAGAAAAATCTCTCAGCAAACGCAATCTTCTGACCGCGTACAATCGATTGTTTCTCCATCTCCCCTAAACGGGCATCCAACTTGCCTTGATATTCAATAATGTTATCCATGCGTTTAAATGCTGAAACTAGTCGTTCTTCCATACGGACCATTCCAACCATAGCTTCAGCTAATTTATCCACTTTTTCCTCAATCCGATGCAGACGATTATCAGACATGATTACCCCTTGTACTTTGCTTTGCCCCAGCTAACGCGCTTCGGACCAGTTTTTTTACTAGCTGCGCTCTTGGCAGCTTTACTCTTTGCTTGGGAAGCAGGGCGACAGGCAGGGTATCCTTTTCGCTTATCGTTCTTTCCAGAACGTCCACAGGGTTTGCCCGTCTTTACATCACGCCAATCCTCTTTAAACCACTTCTTTAAGGCGGCTCCTTTTTTAGACTTTCGTACCGCCATACTACTTCTTCTTTTTGCTTTTGTTGCCCCAGTTCTTAGCGCCTACTTTTCGGCACTTAGCCACAGCACCTGAAGCATATGCTGACGGCCATTTCTTGTACCTAGATTTTACTTTCCTCACACAGGCGTCATTAGCCTTCTTTTTCTTAGCAGCCATCAGATTACCATTTCTTGCAGGACCAATACCGCGCAGATAATTTGTTCTTAGCTGTTGAACACTTGTGTCTTGCGCGGAAGGATTTACGGGCTTTAGGATTGCTCTTACGAATTTTCATATTAGGGTCGCCAAATCGGACGATCTTCTCTGTGCCGTCCTGACAGGCTTTGACTACAAACTTCTTGCTTCCACCAGATGTACGCCGTGGTTTGTTACAGGCCATCTTCGATTTATCTAAACGCTTAGTCATGCCACTACAAAGTCCACTATCTGACCTGTAGGCGTTCTCAGCTTATTAGGGTCAGGGTTATACGCATACCGTTGGTCCACTAACTTTAGGTTCTCCACAGGGGTATGCTCATCAATGGGTTCAACTGATCCGGCTTCTCCAGCACGTACCTTTTTCTCTACAGGCTCCCCTACACCGTTCTCAAAGACAATATTCACATGAGTTTGAAACGGCATACTAGGTAAGGGCATATGGGATATAAGGGTCATCTAAACTGCCAAGCCCACCAAATTAATCCTGCACAACCACCAACAACAATCAGGAACACAATACACCATTGTATGATTTCCATTATAACTGCTCTGGCTTTGGCTCTTTCTTCTGCTTCAGCCTTCTTCCGCTTACGTTCCTCAACCTGAAAATTTACCCAGTCCTGATAAAGCCCCGGACGCCCGTATAGACGCATCATGGACTCGATTTCTTTACGAGCCTCTTTAATCTTCTCAAGCTGCATGAACTCTTCAAAAGAGTCCTCATCCTTACCCAGTGCCGTAGAAAAGAGTGACTTCTTCTTTACGTTGCCTTGAGCCTTGAGAGTTTCCTCAGCAGTCAGGATAGCACCCAAGTGACGCCCCATAGAGGAAATGTCATTGCCATGCCCTATGAGAGTTTTAACTTGTGATATAGCGGCATTCGCCGCTGAAACGACTGCTAAGGTTTCTGCTAACATAGTGGCCTTGGTTGGTTATTTAGTTGGTTTAGACTGAGCCTTGCATCTCAAAGCATCTGTAACGAGTGTAGACGTTCTGAATATTCATATTACTGAGATCGTCTTTAACTTGAGCTATGCAAGTATCCTGAGAAAAGAACCCGCCACTAGTGCGAACTAAGACATCACAACTAGTAGCATCTACGGGTGAAGCACATATCAGGATAACCCCGATCCACATTACTTCTTCTTCTTAGCAGCCATGCCGCCGTACATCATCTTAGGCTTACCCTTCTTGTGGGCCATGCCACCACCCATCATGGCTGGTTTCTTCTTCTTTGGAGGACGGCCCACTTTAGAGCCGTAAGTTCCTTTACCTTGGGGCATTGCTATTCTCCTTCATCAAACTCTTCATCAAGTAGTTCTGCTATATATTGCTTGGGATCAGGGGGTACGGTTACTGAACAATCTTCAGTTGCAAAGTATCGTCCGTATCCGTCGAACTCCTTTGCCATTGGGTTGCGGTCCAACTCCTGTTGAGATACTAAGCCTTCTTCTAGAAGGAGTTGGCGTATCTTATCAAACTTGAGAACTTGGCCTGTACGGGCCTGAATAGCAGCCCGAATATAGTATAGGTTAAAAGACATAGACACCTTTCATAACCTACCCCTTCATTGTAACATTAAATCAGGGGTAAGGTCAACAGCTAATTAACTGGTTTTTATACCAATGAGTTATTGACGGTTGGTTGTTTTCATGATAAAATGAAGTTGTCTTCGGGGCCGTATACTATAGTAGATGGCTATAAGCCGTTAACCGCGATATACCTTATCATATATCTCCCCGCGACTAATCCCAATATCATGTAAATCCTTGTCAGTCATATTCTGTAACAGCCAGTAATCTGCTCTGCGCTGCTGCATATGCTGTATCTTTTTAACTACCGCTGCATCCCCAGTGAAGGCATGAACCATTACGGCAAACATCTTGGTAAACATATTTATCTCCTGCTCTATATGTGGTTTCATTATACCACGCAGGAGACTTGGCGAGTACTTTCAGAGACGTATACCCGCTATGCACCTAAGTACTTAATAGCCCTCTTAAGGCGTACTGTATTATCCTCAAACCCACCTATACCACGGTTGCAGCTATGGCATAGCCAACCCCTAAAGTTATTCGTATGGTGGCAGTGGTCTACAACCCAAGGTCCAGCATTGCCGCCTTTACCATCTACTTCCTCCGCAGACTTAAGGCAGATAGGACAGGTGTAGTCCTCATCCGGCATACCGTACTTAGCCCTAAGATCATTACGCACTCGACTGAGTTCGTTATTGCAACTCTTGCACTCAGGTCTAAGGTAGTTAGCCCCAGAGGACTTAGTGAATGCAGTCAGAGGCTTCTCTTCG